GAACCTAATGAACCAAAAGTAGAAGTTAATGCTCCGGCTGTTTGTTGGGCATGGGCCGGTCTAGTAATAGCATTTACTAGAAAGAAGATGCCCAACCCAGCTGCTAAGAGTGGCAATATCTTCGAGATAACAACCATGATTTTAATTAAAGGAATACTTATTAAGTCATTCTCTATTCTTAGAACGTAGAATGGCATTTAAACTAAAAACAGGTAAAACAGTAAACAAGATTCTAGCCGGTGCCGGTGTTGTTACACTATTAGGTCTAGTGGGCAATATGGTAGCACCTGGCTTTATGAGTTCAACAATGGGCAAAGCAGTAGAAGGTATTGCAGCTTATTCCGTTGGTGGAGTAGAATCGGTAATAGGTGCAGCAGCAACAATGTTCGCTGGGGGCCGTACAACATCAACAGCTTTAGATAATACATTAACGGAGAGTCTATAAAATGGCTGTACCGTTAATGAGAAGTTATACGACAACATCAGCAGTAGTGGGCCTTAACGTTTTTGGATTATCAACTGATGATATTACCGGACTAACCATCACCCAGCTCAATAGAAGCAACGCAATTTTAGATGAGGTTTCAAATCCCATTCCAGTTGTTGGTGATTTTTACCAAAACAGATTATTGATTAACGGTTTAGAATCAGGTGTTGCATTTTTCTCAGCAGCCTCAGACCCTAACAGCGCAGGTCGTGTAGTTCCAGGTCCAGTGCCGATTGAAGTTGGGGGTGCAGCCGGAGGAAAACAGGTAGCATACAACTCTGTTCAGAACGCCGGTGTAGCAGCAAACTATTCTTTTCTAATTAAATACGCTAATCTCTTTTAGATAATGCCCCAAGTAATTCAAGGATATAACGTAAACGTTAAACCGTCAGATACAACAGCCGAAAGTACAATGGTTGCTGACATTATTCCAGCCGGTACAACACAAACAATTCATTATCCAACACAATATCGAGCATATGCAATTTCAGCAGCAATTAAAAACCAAGACGCACTTAACCGTTGTAGTTTTTCCATTAATGGTCAACCGGCTATTCAATTGTCAGCAGGTGCAGACCAAAACATAAACAATCAAAGTATTGTAAGTATTCAGATAGTAGCCGGTGCAGCCGGAACAACTGACATTTTAGCTCAAGTTACACCAATTTATGTAAATACTGAAGAACAAAGATTTAGAACCGATAGAGGTTAAACAATGGGCTTTTCTGGGGGAGGTTCTAATGTTCTTTTGCCTCATACTCATGATGGCACCGTTACTCAAGATGGAGGGCCACTTGACTTTAACAATATTACACAATCTCAAAGTGCAGCCGGAGAAGTTTTTTATTCTGACGGTGCTCACTTACAACAACTCGCTTATCCAGGCGTTCCAGCCGGAGAAACTTTAACAGCAGTTGCTCTTAGTTCATCACCATCTTGGACTGCAGCAGCAGCAGGAACAAACAATCGCGTTATTTTAGATAGTCAAACATTTACAGCAGACGGTGCAACTACCATAACATTTACACCAGGAACACCCATAGATGATTCAGTTTACCAAAAAATCCAAATTGTTTTTACTGGAAATGGTTTGGGTAACACAATTGCAAGATGCTTCTTTAGATTAGATTCTGGATTAACAAACACTGACTATAATGAAAACAGCACGGAAATTTTTAATGGCACGCAAAATATCCAAAACAAAAATCCAATGTCTGCTGGTGATGATTACGTAAGATTAACAGACCAACTCGCAAACGGGGGGGAAGGTTGGATAATTACGGTGGATTTACAAATTCCTCCAAGTGGTCAAACTGCAACCAGTTTATGGTATCAAGTAGCCAATCATGATAGAGTAGCAATCGGTGCAGGTTGGGTGACGGGAATCGCAGCGGGTGTAATTACTAGAATACAGATTGGATTGGAAACTGCTGGAGCTGTAAACAAAGATATGCAATTTACTGTTTACGGGATTAAATTTTAATGATAAAAAAAATAAAGAAAATTTTTAGATTAGTTCTTTCAATTTTTTATAATAAGAAATAATTATTTGTTACCTTCTTGGGTTAGCAATAATTCTATGTGGCTTACTCGTTCGTCTAATACTTCAATCAATACCTGTTGAGATTTACAAAGTTCTTCCAGGTTCTTTATCCACATGAATAATTGTTTCAAATCACTTTCGATTATTTCCATCTTCATCCTTTAATACACTCTCCAAATTCTTTAATTAATTTTAATGTAGCAGCTCGTTTATCTGTGATATGATTCCATTTATACCAACCACCTTCTTTACAACGCATATTTTTCATTTTAAATCACATTTTTTTTAGAACATTCTAAACAAATATCATTAAGACAGTTTTTAGCTAAATAGATTTTACAAACTCTACATTTTTCTCTTGGGATAATTTCAGTCGTCAAGATTCTAAAACCTTTACCCGTCTTTTTAATTCTGCTAATAATAGTATTTTTTCTTTTTTGTTTAAGAGATTATAACTTTGACCAAGCATTAAATCCCAAAAATCTCTCAAGATTCTAAACCCTCCTCAATTCCTATTTGTTTAATACAATACATAATGGCCTCATTGGCGTTTTTCTTTCCTGTTGTGTTCCGAACCTGGTCAAGTAAGGCCCAATAACTAATAGGAATGGAAATAGTTTTGGCTACCTTAGTTTCTTTTTGTGCAGCCTTTAATCTTCTTGCAACTTCTTGCTTTGTTACATGATTAGGGTCTAATGACATAATAATCCTAAGTCGTAACTAGTATAAAATAATATATATTAACTTTTTTTGACTGTATATACAGCCAGCCCCCTTCTTTTTCGTCCCTAACCGATACCATGTCCCCTAGGAGCGTACTGCGCTGATTCTTCCACGAGACTTTTAAGACAAATTCAAATAATCATTAGGTTAGTTAGGCGTTTTTGTCAAGTAAAACTAGGTAAAGAGGGGTAAAAGCAAGTAGAATCAAGTAGAAAACACTTAGAACTAAGTAATTTCTTTATAATTATGGTATGGAAGAGCTTTTATCATCAGCACTTATCCTGGTTGCGAGTATATCTGCTGGTATTTCCTGTATGTTCGTTGCTCGGAGTCGGTCTGTTACTAACAAACACTCTCGGCAGCGCATCAAAGACTTTGAGAATGATATTAAATATTTAGCAGACCGTAAAAAAGAAGGTGATGCTGAACACGCACTTGAATTAAAAAGATTAAACGGTGCCGTAAATAGATTGAAAAATGGTAATGCTGTTACGGATGCAGACATGAAAGACTCGGGCCTCGGTGAGGTTATCATGCAGTTGATACCAAAGAAGTATCAAAAGGCTGCATCCTTCCTGGTTCCACAGGTTGAAGAAGCAGTTAAGAAAGACCCAGCTATAGTTGAACGAATTTATGAAAAAATCAAATCAGCCAACACCAATAGTAAACAGGCCCAACCTGGAGCTCAAACTGAAGGAGTACAAACCCTGTGATTGTTGCGCAGATACCGAAACTGGCATTCCTCATGGCATTGTAAGAACTGTAGATTTACAGACAGGTTCTAACAAACTAGACCCTATCTATAATACAACTGTTGACTGTCCAAAATGTAAAGGTGAAAAATATGTATGGGTCTAAAATGACCAATTATCGGATTTTTTCTTATATCTTTTAGTTACACATTTAGTGATACATCTTGACCTTCTAGTGCGTTTTTTTAACCCTTTGTACGCTCTGCGAGCTGTTTTCCTCACGCTCCCTTTTTTCGTAGATTTACCCCCTCTAAGTCGTTTCATTTTAGCACCCCATGCTTTAGCAGCCTTTGAACCTTTTTTCAATTTGCTCTCCCAAACCCACTTGTGCTCCTATGGGCCGTTATTGCACCGGCTGAGTAACCACCAGAAGGGCTACTTGTAACACCTGGACTATCAGAACCACTTGACATGGTTACAGTAGCAGCTCCAGTTTCACCTGTTGTAGCTTGGACAACTGGCGACACATTTGCCGAACCTGTAGCTAAACTAGAAAATCTTTCGAATAAATTTGAAACTTCCCAAACCGGCTGAAATAGTCCGGCGAGTCCAGAACCAATCCCTTGACCTAAACCGGCTATTGCTGCACCGGCTGAACCTAATGAACCAAAAGTAGAAGTTAATGCTCCGGCTGTTTGTTGGGCATGGGCCGGTCTAGTAATAGCATTTACTAGAAAGAAGATGCCCAACCCAGCTGCTAAGAGTGGCAATATCTTCGAGATAACAACCATGATTTTA